ACCAAGAGCAGTGCCTCCGTTGGGGCTGTATGTAATCTTGGTTCCAGTCAAGAATCCGTGAGAAGGAATCTTGATGACATTCTGTTCCAAGTCAACCGTAAATTGTGGGTCAAAACTCTTTACAATTTCAGGAACTGAACCGTTAGCAGTTACCTCAAAAGTGGTCGGAGTGGGGACATCACTGATGGTGTAAGTGCCGTCTGGAGTCCTAATCAAAGACTTCAGAGTGTGATTTCCTGTTGGAGTAGTTGCGGTGGTCAAATCAATAGCAACACCGTTGTTTGCATTGGATACAGATGTAGCCAACTTCAAAGTGTTTCCATCAACTGGAATAACGTAGTACGGAGTTGCAGTAGTTAGACCACCAATAGCAACCCCACCACCAGTGTCGTACTCAACAAGCTCGGCTAGCGAGAATCCGTGGTTTGGAATGGTGATTGTGTCATTCTCGTAATCAACTGACTTGTTGATAATAGAGTGGTTGCCAACACCAACACCCTGAATGTCAGCGATGTTGACAAAACTTGGGTCTTCAGACAAACGAATTGTGTTGTCGTCAACCTTTTGGACGTAGTACGTGTCACGGTTGTTAAGACCCGGAATTGCGGTGTCAGTGACCATAATGCCGTTGTAGCCATCAGTTGATGTCTCAACTAGGTCTGCAAATCCAGTAATGCCTTGACCAAGACTGTTGTAGCTGTACAGACGAATTGTTCCAGAAGAAGCGGCAAAAGGAACTCTTTCAAGTTGGCAGGTTCCGGTTACCGAAGAAGCACCAATAGTTCCGTCGCCACCCAGTGGGTCAGCAAACTGAATCCTGTTGCTTGCTGGAACACTGGTGATTGTGTGGGTTCCATTAAAGGATTCGATGTTTGTTCCGGTCATGTTTGAGATGACCACGGTGTCGCCAACTTGGAAGTTGTGAGTCGTGTTTAGCGTCACATCGCACGTTGAACCTGTTCGGCTTCTATTTGTTACTGAGAACTGAGTGACGTTCCCTTGAGTCGGCCTAGTCAAAGTGAAAGTGTTGTCATCGACAGCAGCAATTACATCGTATGTTCCGTTAAAGACCGATGTGTTATTCCCTGTCATGCCAGAAATGTTCACACGCATACCAGCATCAAACCCATGCTCGTACTGAGTCTGAATCTGAATGATGTTGTGCGAAAGCATGTCTCGACCAGAAATTGTAAAGTCATATCGAGGCTCATCGAAAGCACGAATCTGACGACTGGCCCAGACGGTTCCATCAACGTTCTGCTGGGCAATAGTTCCTGTGTTAGGAGTTACCCACTCGATTTCACGGTTGCTGGGGGTAGCGGTAATCTGCCACTCACCGTTAAACTCTTCTGGCTGATTTCCTGTGATGTTGGAAATTCGAATCCACTCACCGGGCTTCATGCGGTGGTCTGTGTCTAAGTACATCCGCACTGTGTTGCCCGAGCGACGACGCCAAGTAATTCCAGTGTTGAAAACGTCGTCAAGGAAGTACGCACGACGGATACGACCAGAAACAACGCCAGCTGCTTCGTTTGTGGTGGTCAGACTTGTCCCGGTGTCCACATCATAGTAGAACTCGTTGGCGTTGCTAGTTCCAGCAACAATCCAATCCCCATTGAACTCATCTTCGTTGTCTTGACCGTCTTCGAAGTTAAATACTCGAACACGATAGTTAGTGCTGAGGCGGTGGGGGTTGTCTGTCGTGATGTAGCGACGAGTACCCTCACTTCGGCGGTTAACAATGTTGCACTCAGCAGACCAAAGCTTGTCTGACTGGTCTGAGAAGTCCTTCATCTGGAACCATGCGTCACCGCCATCGCTCCATCCGTGGGGTTCAGAGAAGTTGATAAAAATATCATTCCACTGATTGGTGTAACCAAGAAGGTCATCACCAAATCGAATGCTCTCGATTCCCTTGGTGACTGGCTCATCTAGTTGAGCGTAAAGTTCATCTGCGTCAATAACCTGACTTACGAAGAACTGACGATTGAACACATCACGGAAGCGGTTTTCCATGCTGTTGACCGTGATGCGGTCGCCAACTAGACGGTCGTGGTTGTAATCAAGGTTGAAATAGACACGAGTTCTACGGTCAAGACGACGGCTTTCTACATAGCCACCACGCTTAGAGACGTAACCGGAAACATCTAGCTCTTCTGCCTGAGTCCGGTCAGCATAGTTATTGCGGTAACGCAAACGTGTCCGAGAGCCGTTGATTCCAGTCTCAATGTTGTCAATGCGAGCGAAGCCTTGAACGGTTGCGTACACATCGTCTGGCAACTGGAAGTACGGGAACGTGATGTTCTCGTCTTCACCGATGGGAGCCGACGCATCATTGAACCAAAAACCGTACTCGTCTCGAATATCTCCAAGAGAGTTGGGGTTCCATGTGGCATCGTCCATGAACCATTCGCCGTTGAAGTAGCCACCATAGTTCTCGTCTGGAATCCCCTCAATCTTGATGAGGTAACCAGCATCATGGTAGTGAGGCCGGTCGCAGTAGATGTAGCGGTTACGTCCAGAAGACTGGATGCCACGAATCTTGACTCGACGCTCGCCAAGGAAGTACTCATAGTCAAGGTCACGCCTAGACGTTGCTCCTTCAGGGGCGTCGGTTGCGTTTTGAGTAAAGTTTTCCTCTGCTGTGAACGAGAATTCGTTTGCAGACTGAACACCAGTCACACGCCAGAAACCATTCCAACGACGGTTAATAGCAACACTTGTTGCGGGAAGACCTTGAATATCAACAAACATATTGGTCGAAAGACCGTGGTTAGCGTTTGTCGTGATGTAACGAGTATTTCCAGATGAGCGGAAGCTTGTGATTCCAAGAGTCGGGTATGCAGCACGCTCCGAAGGACGCTGAACATTGTCAAACAGCAAGAATTGGTTTCCGTCAAAGCCGCCGTCTGTGTCGATGTCTACATACTTGTAAACACCGCCAGAGTAAAGACGCTTAACCTCATAGTCACGAGATTTGGCGTACTGAACCGTTTGACCAGTGACATATCCATGACTTGGGAGATAGATGCTGTCTTCAAATTCGTTTACAACAGTGAAGATGAAGCTGTGGTTACGACCTTCACCAAGGGCAGTCAAGTCAAGAACTGGTCCATCAAGGGACTGGCTAAGAGTGAATCGGTTAGCGTCAATTACTTCCTTGACGTAGTAAGTGGCATTGTCCTGCAGAGGAACAATTGGGTCCTGCTCGTTTGTTCGATAGCGAACAGGCTGGTTAGCCAAGAACCCATGATTAGGAATAGTAAAGCTATTTGTGTCAAGGTTAACGATGACATCGTTAAATCCTTCTGATGTTGCTGAAGAAGCAGCAGTCAGATTGACAGTCGTGTAGTCGGGGTCCGGTGTTGTGCTGAGACGGAATGAGTAGTCATCTACAACGTCGATGTAGTAAACAGAGGTCTCGTTGAGAGTTGAGACAGGAGTTCCAGTGTGGAAGTAGTTAACAGCTTTTCCAGCAAAAAGCCCGTGAGGCTCAGTCAAATGAATCTGATTGCTGTCTACATCAATAGTGATTGGGATAAAAGCGTGATATGAACTTCCGGCAGGCTCAACCTCGATGGCATTTAGGTCAGCGGCTGCATCTTCTGGAGTTTCATGCAGAACAAATCCAAAAACAGTGGATTCAACGAGAGTTACTTCAACGGAACCCGGTTCGTCAGAACCGTTCCAAGCAACTGTTCCGATGTCTCGACCCAAGAGTTGAGAAGAACCGTTGTATGTTCCTTCCGAGGTTGCAACGTCAGTAGCAGTCGCAATAATCCACGAACCACCGCCACCACACCAACGAGAGCCAGAGCGGTTGTTGGTTGCTCCACCGGAGTATCCACCAGCACCACCGGGGCCACCCCAGCTCTGACCGTCAGAGCCTGCGCCACCACCGAAGCCACCTTCAGCAGAAGATGAGCCAGCGCTATACCCTCCAGCTAGACCATTGAAAAAGTTCTGACCACCGCCGCCTCGTTCGGAGTTTCCACCACTTGTGTAAAAACCACCACCAGCTCCACCAGCGGACCGACCAGAACCACCTCTACCTTCGGTTCCAAATCCAGAGTTGTAGTTCTGGGAACGACCACCTTGGTTAGTCGTCTCACCATTTCCTCGACCCGTGCCACGAGCTGAAGTGGTGTTAGAGGAGGAAGAGCCGCCACCAGCGACAAACAGGGGGATATTTCCATCTTTACGAACTACGAACGTTCCACCAGAAGAAGCAGGCCATGTAGTGTTGTTTGGTGGCAAATCACCGACTTGACCAACAACAACAGTAATAGTTTCGCCACGGTTTAGACGAACTCGTCCCTTGACTGTGGCCCCAAGACCAGCGTTTGCTCGACCAACTCGACCAGAAGCACCTTTTACAGTGAACTCATAGATACCATCAACTGGAACTTCCCAGTCTTGATACCCCTGAAAGTCCCCCTGAGAAAGGTACTGAGAGGCCCAGCTGGCTCCTTCATTTTCATACTCTGTACGAAGTTGTGAAATTGTTGGTCCGTAACGACCAGTGGAGCCACCAGTTGTAAATGTGTGTGTCGTGAAATTATAGGTAGAAGAGCCGCCTAGACCCGTGAGAAGGTTTTTGACGTAGTAAACATTTCCTGATGTCAGACCAGTAATTGGCTCTGCGTCTGTAACATATTTGACAGCTTGCTGGTCTGCGTACTTGACCTGAGACAGGTTGAACTGCTGATTGTAAACATTCGGGAAGTTGAAGGTTACTGTTCCTGCAGCAAAGTTTGTGATGTCAATATTGGCTCCTCCTTGAGTGGAAGAGAAACCAACACTGAAATCGTCGGAATTTAAAAAGTAAACAGTGTCAGTGTCAATGCCAACAAGGTCTCCTGTGCCCTCACGGAAAACCCAAGCGCTGTCATCGGTGACATCTGAGGAGAGAGTGGTAGCGTCGTCACGCCCGGGGAAGTACACAAAATCTTCATCCAGATTGACATTTGTCTTCTGGAGAGTGTGCGTTCCCGCCCCACCCACAGCAGTGATGTTCAGCAGTGCCATTTGCTAGCAGCTCCTCTTTCTAGACCTTCTCTTATTATACAGCGAGAGTTACCTGACGAACACTGCCAAACCAGTGAAAAGTCGGTAGTTAGTGACGTTTGTATTGAAGCCGTTGTTCCAAAAGTGACCACCAACACGGAATGAATAGTTGGAGGTGTAGTTAAACCCAATTCCACCACCAAAGCGCCCAGAAGTGTTGCTCGTACCACCCATACCAATCATTGCAGCACCGTGACCAGTGACGTTGTTTGATGTAATAGTGTCAAACCCACCGGTCATGTAGCTGTTGATTGACCCATAGTTGTTGGCTCGGTCAGACAAAATTTTGAATCCATAAACTGTTGGGGTTTGGGCTTGATAATTTCTTGCCCCGGGGAAAAGCTCCAACTGACGGGTCCACGAGTACTCCAATTGAGATACCGAGGGGAACAGCCACTGGTCTCCGTAAGTTGTTAGGTCAGTTCCACCTGTCACAGAACGCATGTTTGCAATCTGAGCGTTGTGCCTCCACCCAAGACGCTTAGTTGTGTCATTAATCGACACAACCATTACATCGTTGAAAGGAAGTTGATAGAACAATTTAGAGAAGGAGTCAACATTACTGAAATCAGCATTTGAACTATCACTAAATAGAGTGTCAAAGTCCGAATCTTGATTCCATGCCCACCCATCCCAAGTTGAGCCATAGGTGTAGGCAGCACCGGAGTGGGTTGCTCCACCGGGACGACCAATATATGGACTCAAAAGAGTGTTGTAGGACAGCTTCATAATTTGCGTCCAACCACCACCTTCAAGGTCCATATCAACATAAGTCGGGTATGCAACTGTTCCACCGGGGGGCTTAATCCAGTAAGTGCCACTAGTTGCAGCCGGGTTGTCGTTCAGAATCTGTTGACCACTCGAAGCAGCACGGGCTTCAGTGCTTCCATCGAGAACAAAGCCTTTAGTGGTTGTTAGACGAATGTGAGTTCCGTCTGGGTAGACATCCTGAACGTAGTAATAATCTTGAGGTGTCTCTGATGTTGTAAAGGCTCCCCCAGCCGGATACGAATACAAAACCATGTCTGCTTCTTCAAAGTCATGTCCCGGTACAGCGAGAATGTCTTTATCAAGAGAAACTGATACGGCGGTTAGGGTCTGCGTCCCTGTTCCTCCAGAGATTGCAGTAAGCGTTGCCCCGTCTGGTGTGTCTGTAATGTTGATAACACTGGCAGATGGGTTTGTGGCTGTCACCCAATAAGTGGTGTTGTTTGTTAGGCCAGTGGCAGCAGCACCATCTGTGCTGTAGAAAACCATCTGTCCAGCAGGCCAGTTGCTGTCACCGCTCAAAGCAATGTTGCCTAGACCACTAATGCTGTTAATTGTGAATGTGGCACCCTCAGAATTGTCTGCATCAAACTCGAAAGCGGTACCCCGAGATAGTTCTACGGAAATTTGAGTATCAAAATCTTGGTTATTACCAGAGAACTCTGCAACTAAATCTGCAATCTGGAATGTTCCAGTCATTGCTGACGTAATATCAATTACATCACCGTTAGGGACCTCGCTGACCGTGAAAGTCGAGAGAGAAGCACCGAGAGCATCTACTCCCTTAAGGAAGACAACACCACGAGGTTTGTTTGCGAAGTACCCGCTAGAAGCTGTTACATCGTAGTAAAGAGGTGTTCCAATAGTCCGACCATCAAAATTTTCAGTCGTATGTCCGACGGTAATTGTGTTGTTTTCGAGGCTCACACCAGCAATCGGGCTCCCAGCCACATCGGCTGGCAAACTAGCCGTTCTGTTGGAAAAATCGTAGTTTTGAGAGTCTACGGTGTTTGAAGCGTCAAAAATACGAGCAGTTGCGTTATTACTCGAATCGAAAGTGCTAGACGCCGTATTCGTTGAATCAAACTCTTGAGAAATCGTAGAGTTTAGGTTCAAAAAATAGAAAGGTGTGTTTACCCCAAACCCGTGAGGGCTTTCTGTTGTAACAGTCAGAGTAGAGGGGGTACCTGCATCAGTTACAAGACCATGCGAATCAGCAATACGAATCTGCGAGCCTTGGAAGAACTCACCAGTCACAATTGAGGTATACAAATCCTCAATAGCTGCTGTAAAGAACTGATTCTCTTTGGCTAGATAAGTAAAGGTTCTGGCTGTAGGAACCGAGTTGATGATGTAGGCACCGTCGGCTGTTAGTGACTTTGTTCCATTTACGTTGATAGGAATACCAACAGAAAGACCGTGGTCAAGGCTTGTTGTAACGGTCACTTCTCGGGAACCTTGAATTGTATTAATTGACGAGATATTGGGAATCGTCGTGTCACCCGACTTCGAGAAGAACGAAGGGGTGTTGTTGATTAGCTCTAGAGTCTCCCATTTAGTGGGCTGAAGACCATACTCAAAGTCGGTGTCAATGAGGTTGGCTGGCGTGGAGACACGGAGTTTAGTTACCGGGTCAACAAACTCTTTCGGGAACGAGATTTCGCCACCAGTGCCACCACCAGTGCCCCCGCTACTACCACCAAGAAAACCCGGCATTATTCATTACCTCTTTCACGCCAAAACAGCCCTACATGTAGAATAGCACCGCACTCGCTGTGCGATTTTGCGAATTTATTGGAAAAATTCATTATACGCCTAGCCACCACGCTGTTGATACGGCGTATGTACTCTGAAGACCTCTTGGACCAGTCGGTCCAGTCTGTCCACCCTGAGTGCGAACGAAAACTCCGTTGTAATAGACATAAGTAATAGCAGTACTTGTGTCAAACCAAGTGTCACCGTCTGTTGCCAGACCAATATCAGGCTGCTGGGGACTGGCAATAAACTTACCGACAGGACCAGTAGGTCCAGTAGGACCGGGAACTTCAGACTGAGGACCAGTCGAACCGGTAGGACCAGTTTGCCCACGAGGCCCAGTGGGACCTTGAGGACCAGTTACGTTTGAATCAGCACCTGTGGGACCTGTTACACCTTGAGGACCAATGTCACCTTGATTACCTTGAGGTCCAGTGGGTCCTTGAACACCAGTTGGACCTGTGGGTCCCTGCGGACCAGCAACGTCAGAAACGGGTCCTGTAGCACCTTGAATACCTTGAGGACCTGTGTCACCCTTAGCACCAGTTGCACCTGTTGGTCCTTGAATACCTTGTGGACCCTGAGGACCAGTGGGAGCAGTGCGCTTTAGCTCCCAAACAGTGCCTGTCCACACCCAAGTGCTGTTTCCAGCGGTGAACTCTTCACCTACAACTGTGGGGGTTGGGAAATCAATTGCTGCCACTGTACTCCTCCTTTCTATCCTCTAAATAATTATTGTACTTTTTATGGAATAACTGGTTCTGGGATTCCTGCATTTTTTCTCGCAACATAAGCCTCTGCCCAATTGATTGCTGCTTCAAGACTTTCCCAAGGACCGCACTCGTCAATAACGTTGTCACCGTACATAATCTGTACAAGTGGGCCATCTGGAATGATTACATATTTAAACATCTTTATATCTCCTATACCGAATACGCAATCTTTCCGGAGCCCCCGACAGCAATACCGATACTGTCTTGCAGCAAGACAGCATTGATGTTGTCGAGACCGAAATTTGAAGGCCGCTGGGTCCACCCAACTCCGCTAAGAGAAGTTGCTAGCTTCCCGGCTGTACCGCCAGCAACATAGCTCTCTGAGTTTGCATCTACGGAAGTAATCCTAAAAGCACCAAAAGAAGGAGGTGGGTACACCTGAGTCCACGAGGTTCCGTTAGATGATGTAGCAATCTTTCCGGAGTCACCAACAGCAACAAACTGAGTCCTGCTTTCGTTGGCTACAACATCGTTGATGGTGTCATAAACAAACGAAGAAGTTCTTTGCGTCCAATCAAGACCGTTTGTTGACGTAGCAAGTTTTCCGTCGTACCCAACAGCGATAATCAAAGTTTCGGTTGCGTAGACCTCATTTATAAAAGAAGTTCCAAAAGAAGAAGTTCTCAGTACCCACTCAATGCCATCAATCGAGGTTGCTAGTTTTCCGGAGCCTCCAACAGCAATCCAAAGCGAAGCAGATGGTGCATAAGTTATTCCTAAAACAGCGCTAGCTCCGAAACCAGAAGCTCTTAAAGTCCACGTAATTCCATCAGTTGATGTAGCAATTTTTCCAGAACTTCCGCCAATCATGTAAAGACCGTCGTAGTACGCAGAAGAGTAAATATTGCTCGTACTGAAGTTCGATGTTCGAGCAACCCAACTAAACCCACTGTCAGTGGAAGTGGCTACTTTGCCTGAGTTTCCGGCAACAATGTATTGACCAAAACTGTTGGATGTAATTGTATTGATAGTCGTCGTCCCAAAAGTCGAATCGGCAACCAAAGTCCACCCCGCTGCCACAAAGGGCACGGGGAGGGTTGCGTGCATCGCATGGGTTGAAATAAGCATGATTACGCCGACAAGTTTCCGCTCAGTAGCCAAGAGTTGCTGGATAGTTTGATGAGGGACGCAACTGCATAGCGAGCTTTAGTTGTGTAGCGAGAGCCCTCACTCAACACAACAACTCCGGTGTCTCCTTGAATAGTTACCTGACCGACACCAAGCTGGGTAATAACAATTTGAGTTCCTGTCGGGAACGTGTAACCGTTTGCCCCGTCTGCTGGAACAGTCACTGTCGTGGACACGGAGCTGTTTATCTTGACGATGCTGGCTCCATCTTCTTCGTCAAGAACCGTGTTTTCTAGATACTGATTACCAACGAGCTCGTAATAAGCGGGACCAGTAGGACCGGCTGGGCCTGTTGCACCAGTGACGGATGGGCCGGTCGGACCGGTGGGCCCAACTTCTGTAGAAGCTGCGCCAGTTGGTCCGGTTGGTCCTGTGATTGATGGACCAGTTGCTCCTGTCGGCCCCGTTGCTCCAACAATTTGTCCAGCATCAACCCACGTTGACTGGTCAGACCACACATAGAGACTTCCTGTGTCTTCGGTAATCCAACCATCGTTAATAACGTTGCCTGAAGAGGGAAGTGACGCAAAGTTGGCAACTGTTCCCTTAATGTTGATTGATGGTCCAACGGGTCCTGTAGCGCCAGCTGGTCCTGTAGGGCCACTACCAATGCTTGCCAACCAAGAGTTGTAAGTGTTACCAGTTCCGTTGTAGATATCAGAAACAAATGTGATGCTGAGGCCAGCAACACCAGTAATAACACCTTCCATGTAATCCTGCGGCTGGGAAAGAGCGGCAAATCGAATACGACCACCGATAACAAAGGCACCCGGGTCGTTGACTGTAAATGTTTTATTACCGGCACCAATAATGATGTTCGTTGTAGAGGTAATGCCTCCATAACCGAGACCCTCAGCGCCAGTTGGGCCTGTTGCACCAGTTACCGAAGGTCCTGTAGGTCCGGTGATTCCAATGGCACCTGTCGGCCCTGTGGGTCCAGTGACGGATGCACCAGTCGGCCCTGTTGGCCCCGGCACAGTTGAAGCAGCTCCCGTTGCGCCTGCAGGACCTGTTGCACCTCGAAGACCAAGTTCACCTTGTGCACCCGTTGCTCCGGTAGGTCCAGTGGGTCCCGTAGCACCTGTCGGACCTCCGGAAGGACCTGTCGGTCCGGTAGAGCCGGTTGCTCCGGTAACTGATGCACCTGTTGCACCAGTCGGTCCTTGAGCACCTGTTGCACCTTGGAATCCACGAGGGCCAGTCGGACCAGTAGGCCCCGGGGAACCAGTAGCACCAAGAAGGCCGTCTGCTCCGGTCGGGCCTAGTGGACCTGTAGGTCCGATAGGACCAATTGGTCCCTCAACGCCACGCTCTCCCTGAGCACCGGTCGGGCCCTGTCGTCCTGTTGGACCTTGAGGTCCAGTAGGTCCTTCTACGTAAAGACCTTGGGGACCAGTAGGTCCGGTGTTTCCTTGAGAACCAGTTGCACCTGTTGGTCCAGTTGAACCTGTAGGTCCCGGGGTGATGTTCTGTGGACCAGTTGCTCCAGTCGGGCCAGTTGCTCCAGCAGGGCCAACATTGCTAGAAGCAGACTCAACCCAGTAGCTGTCGTAATAAACGTAGATTTGACCGGTAGAGGAATTGAACCAAGCATCTCCTTCATCTGGATTAGATGGAGGAGTGTCTTCCGAAATGGTGAAAGCACCTGTCGGACCAGTGGGCCCAGTTACGTTTGAAGCAGCACCCTGCGGACCGGTGGGACCAGTAGGTCCAATCACTGGCGATACAGTCAAGTCCCACGCAGTGCCTGTCCAAATCCAAGTCTGCGGACCAACTGTAAACGTGTCGTTTACATTTGGACTATCGGGAAAGTCAATCGCTGCCATTATCTACCCTTACGTCAAATCTGCTTCGTAGATGAACTGAATCAGAATCTTGTCGTTCACATCGAAAAGGAACGGAGTTGACTCGGTGGCTGCAACACCTTCGTCAATTGTTGCCGTCTGGCTATGCATGTAACACTGAATTGTGTTGGCAATTCCATTAGTTACGCTAGTAAAAATCGCTGTCCCGAAGAACTGATTTCCCGGTCCTTCGTTACGCATGACCACTTGACCAACTGGCTGATATGTAGCAGCAACAGCGTCAGTCGGTAGCGAAAAACTGTAAGCACCAGAACCTCTGTTAAACCCGTTAACAGAGCTTCCACCAGTAATTCGAATTTCCCCGATAACAGTTGCACCAATTGCAACGTATCGAGCGGTAACACTGGCATCTCCAACTGTTGGGTTAGTTGTAGCAGCAGTCCACTGAGGTGTGTACGTAGTCCAAGCAGAGATAGCAAACGTTCCAGTAGGCCCTGTAGGACCGGTTGGTCCGACCTCTGTTGAAGCAGGTCCAGTAGGTCCTGTTACAGAGGGGCCGGTAGGTCCTGTAGGCCCAGTGACATTTGAATCAGCACCTGCTGGACCTGCTGGACCGGTGGGTCCAACAGCGCTAGTGCGAACCAGACGCCATGCTGTTCCGTCCCACTGATAAACGTTAATACCGTTTGTATAGGTATCTCCTACCTGTGGGCTTTCTGGGAAATCAATCGCTGCCATTTTTCACCTACACAACTTCCTGCGAGACGTAAGAACCGGTCACATAAATTCTTGTGGATGTAGACAGTGTTGCAGGCAATACATCTGTTATCTCGGCAAGAATTCCATTTGTTCCGGGGTAGAAGAGATTGACAACAGCACTACCCTCATCTGTAACACCCACAATCTCATAGAGAGATGCGCCGGTTCCATCAACGTCAATAACTCCGTTGAAAGTCTGCCTAAACCCGGAATCTGGAAGGAATGGAAGAGTTACAGACCAAGAGTCTGTGCCCATAACAGTTACTGACGAAAGGTCAATCTGGATGGCAAAGGAAACGTCTTGTCCAGCACGGGTTCTTGTTCCATTTGCTTCTCCACCAACAAGCGAAGTTGCGCTAAGTGTTGGTGTGTATGAATCGTATTCCGGGGAACCTGTCGGTCCAGTTGCGCCAGTTGGGCCAGTAGGACCAACTTTGTCAACAATATTGATGACACCAAAGTTACTTAGCTCTGTAACGTCCTGATAGATAATCTGCTCAGGAGCATTCAACGGAACGTCGTAAACAATTACTGGGTCAGCACTTGTGAGGTTACGACCCAAAGTTGTTGAGTTGTTGGTCGTACCCGGTACGGTCGCTGTGTTACCTGATGTCAAACGAAGAGCAACAGAGTTTGTCACTTCTACAGAGCTTGCATCAAAGTAGATACGCTCACCACGAACTGCAATAAGTTCGGGGTTGTTTCCGGCGTAGCCACTTACGTTGTAAGCGTCCTGCTGAATTGTCGAGTCAAGAACATAGGTGACACCACCCTTAGGACCTGTCGGTCCAATACTTCCGGTCGGCCCTGTTGGACCCTGAACCTGAGAAGCAGCACCGGTCGGTCCTGTTGGTCCCGTTACAGATGGACCAGTCGGTCCCGTGGGGCCAACAATTTGACCAACACTTGACCAAGAAGAGCCACCCCAAACGTAGAGGTCGCCATCATCTTGAACAATGTAAGCATCGTTAATCTCGTTGTTTGATGCTGGCAAATCTCCGACTACGTTGACGCTACCGAGAAGTCGAATAGCGGTACCTTGGGGACCAGTTGGTCCCGTTGGTCCCGGTACTGTCGAATCTGCACCAGTAGGACCAGTCGGACCAAGAGGACCTGTTGGACCGGAAGGACCAATCAGGGCACCGGCTTCAATCCACGAGTCATTCTCGGTGTAGATATAAATAGTGTCGTCGTCATAGATGACGTAGAAGTCTCCAACATCTGCAGAAGAAGCGCCCGCACCGGCAGCAAAGTCTGCATATGTTTGATAGAAACCTTTAGCAGTGGAGCCAAAACCTTGCGGTCCAGTAGGTCCAGTAACGATTGGACCAGTAGCACCGGTTGAGCCAGTCGGGCCTGTTACACCTTGGTCACCTTGTGCACCTGTTGGACCTGTTGGCCCTGTCGGTCCAATAGCGCCAGTAGGACCTGTTGCACCACCAAACTCCGTTGTTCCAACTTCTACCCAGTAGTCATCGTAGTAAACGAAGACTGCACCGTTCTCGGTGTCAAACCAAACCTGACCGGGCTCTGGGTTTGCGGGGGGAGTTGCAAAAGCAGGAACAAACTCACCGGCAGGGCCTGTTGGTCCAGTTACATCTGAATCAGCACCAGTGGGTCCTGTAGGTCCAGTCGGACCCGTGGGTCCTGTGACATTAGAAGGAGCACCAGTAGGACCAGTCGCACCAGTAGGTCCAAGAGGGCCTGTTGGTCCAGTTACATCTGAATCAGCACCAGTGGGTCCGCTTGGTCCTGTTGGACCTGTTGGTCCTGTAATTCCTCGATAACCCGTTGGACCTGTCGCACCGGTCGCACCGGTTGGTCCCGTGACTGTGCTATCCGCACCTGTGGCACCAGTGGGACCAGTTGGACCAATTGGAGCAGCGCCGGTTTCAATCCAAAAACCGTCATAGTAGATGTACATTTTTGAATCACTGCTGTTGAACCACGCATCGCCCTCGTCGGGGTTAGATGGTGGTGTTGCCTCAACAACAGCAAATGCACCAAGGTCACCAGTTGCACCAGTCGAGCCTGTGGGGCCTATTCCACCGGTAGCACCGGTAGCACCTGTCGGTCCCTGAATGTTTCCGACGTTGACCCATTGGGAGTTTTCGTCATCCCAAACGTAGAGGTCACCGCCGACTAGGTAACCATCACCGGGGCTGTTGCCAGAGGAAGGAAGTTCTCCAACGGTCGCAAAGCTTCCAAGAATGGTGACGCCAGTTCCCTGCTCACCTTGAGCACCTGTAGCACCCGTTGCACCGGTTGGGCCAGTTACCCCTTCCGCTCCAGTGGGACCTTGCGCTCCAATAGGACCTGTAGGACCGGTAACACCTTGTTCACCCTGAGAACCGGTAGGACCTGTTGCCCCCGTATCTCCTGTTGCACCAGTCGGTCCAGTTAGGCCAATCGGTCCTGTAGGTCCGGTTGCTCCAGTATCTCCTGTTGCACCTGTTGGGCCAACCTCACCTTGCGCACCAGTAGGACCGGTGTTACCGAGGTTACCTGTGGGGCCTGTCGCACCTGTAGGTCCAGTCGGACCTTCAACTGTGCTGTCCGCACCGGTAGGGCCAGTCGCACCTGTAGCACCAACGGCCCCGGTGGGTCCGGTCTCACCCGTAGGTCCGGTGGGACCTGTATCGCCTGCGCCTGTTGCACCTGTCGGACCCGTGGGGCCGGGAACGGTGGAAGCCGCACCCGTGGGACCAGTTACTGATGGACCAGTGGCACCAGTGGGACCAGTAGGTCCAACGTCACCTTGGTCACCCTTAACACCTTGAGGACCAACATCACCAGTACGAGCAAACGTCGTGATGATGTCTTCGAGGTCAGAGAATTCTGTAGCTAAACCACTGACGTAAGAAACGGGAACCTTGAAGTAGCCCGTCGCTTCGGTGATGTTGCCGGTAATCGCAAAAATCGCAAAGTCGTTGGAGTTAGTCTTGTTGCTAACACGAACGTGCCCCTTCAGCGGACTTGTTGAGTCGTCAATCGTCCGAAGGAACTGTTGGATGTCGATGGCACCATCGGCCTCGTCATCAATAAACATGAACGTCGCAGAAGCGAGGTTTGCATTGTTAAACCGCAGCTTGCCCGAACCGGGGTCAGAGTCGGTTACCGAGTTGCTGAATGTGTAGTCAAAGCTTGCGCCACCGAAGGTTCCTTGCGGACCGGTGGCACCGGTAGCACCAGTGGGCCCTGCTTGCCCTTGAGCTCCAGTTGCTCCAACTGCCCCTGTAGGACCTGCTTCTCCAGTTGCACCCGTGGGACCTGCTTCTCCCTGAGCACCGGTAGGTCCTGTCGCACCATCCGCACCCGTGGGACCAGTGACCGTGCTATCAGCACCTGCGGCACCAGTTGCACCTGTGGGACCAGTTGGACCTGTGTCACCAGCGGCACCTGTTGGACCTGCAACGGTTGAGTCAGCACCGGCTGCACCTGTGGGTCCCGTTGCACCCGTTGCACCTGTTGCTCCATCAGCACCTGTGGGACCAGTCGAACCCGTCGCACCAACCGGACCAGTCGGTCCTTCAATCTGACCAACGTTGTCCCATGTGATGTTGATTGCGTCCCACACATACAGGTCGCCGTCAACAATGTAGGCATCGCCAGCGTCACCACTGCTTGGTAGGAAACTGACATCTGGATAAGAACCCAGAATTGTTACGCCAGTACCAGCAGCACCAGTTGCACCTGTGGCACCCGTTGCACCTGTAGGACCAGCAACGGTCGAGGCTGCACCGGTAGCACCCGTGGCACCTACCGCACCTGTTGGACCTGCAGCACCTGTCGGGCCTTGGATACCCTGTGCTCCAGTTGGACCGGTAGCTCCTGTTGCCCCAGTAGCACCCACCGCTCCGTCAGAGCCGTCGGCACCTGCTGCTCCGGTTGCACCGGTTGGGCCAGCAACACCCTGAGCTCCGGTTGCACCAGTGGCTCCGGTTGGTCCTGTAGCACCGTCCGCACCATCAGCACCGGAAGCGCCAGTTGGACCTGTTGCACCTGCGGGTCCAGTAGCGCCGTCTGCTCCGTCAGCTCCATCTGCTCCAGCCGCACCTGTTGGACCAGTGGCTCCTGTTACGGAAGGACCTGTTGCACCTGTAGGTCCTGTTGCGCCATCGGCACCAGCAGCACCCGTAGGTCCTGTGTCGCCAGTGGCACCCGTGGGACCTGTAGGACCTTCGATTGTTCCTACGTTGTCCCACTCGCTGTTTACGTCATCCCAGACATATAGGTCACCATCAATGAGGTAACCGTCGCCGGGGCTTCCGCTACCCGGAAGGCTTCCAACATCTGGAAGCGAACCGAGAATGGTGACCGAGGTACCCGCCGCACCAGTGGGACCTGTTACACCACCTGCACCGGTCGGGCCCGTTGCGCCTGTAGGGCCTCCCGATGGTCCTGTTGCACCAGTAGGACCGGTTGGACCATCGTCACCCTGAGGACCAGTCGAACCCTGAGGGCCAACTGGACCACGCAGCACATCGGTGCCTGCGGGGGAGGTGGTGATTCGGTCTACTGTGTCAAGCTTTGTAATGTCAACGTTTGTTCCGTCACCCTCAGGAAGGTAAAAACGGAACTCAATGGCACGACGACCTTTGACCCGAATCTTGGCATTCCAATACCAACCTCGGGGACTGAGGTCTAGGTCGTCTGTGCAGGGAAGTTCAACAGTAAATTCGCCGTTTGAATTGAGGGTAGCCGTAATCGGACTCGCAACAATTGTTGCGTCGTTCGCATCTTCGATACGGCTGGATGGGGTAAAAGTTACGGTTCCAGATGCGGGGGAGCCACTGCTCTTAAGATACTGACCAACAACATTTCTAGTGTTTACGTCAGGAGAAAAACTCATGTGCGGCACTCCAAGCTATAAAGGCATCCTAGAGAAGACTGCACAGGCAACAGACTTCTCGACCTTTTATATTGTACGCTGTTATTAGGAGCCCGAGTCGGGAATTGCTGCCTAACGAGTGCCCGAAATAACGCTAATATCCTTTCTTGGATTATAGCCCTCTCCTATCACCATTGTTAGGATGCCCGGAGGCGATTCAAGACCATGACGGTCCCTAAACCAAGCACTCCCGACATCTGTTGTGGGGGCTTGAAGCCATAGACGTTCTCCAATATCCATGCATTTGAAGTTGTGGTAGTGACCAGAAACCCACACATCGCAGAGCCCCAAGGCAGTTTGACCTGCTGATTGCTCTTGCAGATACTTCATCACGTTTGAACCAGTCTGATGACCGTGAAAGAGCCCCAACATGGTTCCGCAAACATCTACAGCAAGGGTTTGATGTGACTTTTCGGGGAACCTGAACTCAACATGTGAAAGATTTTCGTTCTCTGCACAGGCGTCTTGAACTGCAGAAGCAATCTCGACATTCCACCCATCTGATGGGTCAGCATGGACTTGCCTAGTCACTTCATCGTGGTTTCCGTTGACCACGGGGACAACAAGACGGTCGCAGAGAGGTGCAAAAGCCTTGATTTGAGCGAGCAACAGCCTTCTAGCCACCCGGGTTTGTTCCGTAAGGCCCAAATCTGATGCCGCTGGGCTCTGAAGCTTGCCTCCCTGAGAAGTATTACCTTCTACATGGTCTCCGGGCAGTGCAATGACTACCGTGCCAATGCTTCTTCCAATTTTTCTGAGGTCTTTGAGCCTTTGAACTGCCTCGTCGGTCATAGAAAGCAAACGGGAGATGGTGGACTCAGTTCCATCATCTCCCTGCTTCTTTCCAATCTGCTGGTCGCTAGGGACAAACAGATAAGCCAGTTCTCCTGTCTGCTTTTTCTGACCTTTTGATGGTCTCCACTTCGAAACTTCGTGGATAAGTTGTTCCAAGTCAAAATCCAGCTCGGTGTTCTCTGGTTGAACTGGAGCAAGGCTGGCTCGATACGCTTCAAGCCATTCACCAGCATGGTTTTGCCATCTCGACTTGCGAAGTGATGTGACAGACCACATCATTGGGTCTAAATCAAACTCGTGGAGAAGTTGCTCCGCATCAGGCATTTCCCCGGCTGGTCGAGGAGTAGAGATGAGATACCCACCGTCTGGGTCAACCTCAAGACGAGGCTTCCAAGACTCTGGAGTATTAAGAGCTTTCATATCAGAGCCGCTTGGCCCCGGTGATACCAAAGCCGCTAAGCGGTCTGTGAGCTCCGACATATCAAACCTTCCCGCTCAACTCTTGTCGAATCTGGCTGTTCTTCCCGACAAAGCAACGGCACTGCTGCCTACGGTGAAGAGCAATCGAAGAATACGAGATGTCGTGTCCTTCACCCAGAAGAATGTCGTGAATCTGTCGATTGGAAATGGTGCCCGAGACAGAGCGTGATTTAAACACCAGCTCTAGGGCTTCCTTATCTTCTCCCTCAACCTCAGAGAGCAGCTTTGCTACCCCGCAAGGGAGACCAGTTTCACTTCGTTGTGCGTTTTTTAATTTGTCTGCGAGACTCAAGATTTCCTCCAGTCACCTTTTGTCCTACCGTAATCGAAAGTCTCTATGTAAGACCATTGATTACATCACCAGTAACATTAGCACCAGAGGGCTAGGCGTAGGGGGATATCAAGAGATAAACGCTGAACGGCGTGTCGAAAAAAGTGCCCGAAAACGGTCAGGAACCGGAGGTATGATACAAATTACTTATCTGTGGACCGGGAGCGCCTCGGGCTTGATGCTTTTTTTGCTTCGTCTTGCTTCATCACTTTGTCGAACTCCGCCGACCCGGAAGTCTCGTTCAGGAACCTAATCAGCAATGTGTTGGATTCATTTACCGACTTGCTGAGACGGTCTACTTTCTTGCCCATCGACTTCATCTCTTCATCAAGAGCTTCAGTCCTTCTTGCAACATCTGCAAGGCTAAGTCCGCCATTTGAATTTGGATGGATTGGCTCAGTTGCGACTTCGATTTCTTCACGCATCATGGTTCGCATCAGTTTCATCCACCACTTAGTGACTCCGAAGATGAGACCTCCGACGGTGATAGCAAGACCTATCACGGCAGCAACGTCGCCAACGTCAAGAAAGTTTGGCGTACCGGGTTCCCACCAATTACCGGTCTCATCGGCGGCGGCTGCCATGAGCGTGATGAGAGACATAAAACCTTCCTAGCTACTCGACTGGTCTTGTCTCTGCGAATACTGAACTAGTTTATATTACTTTTCTTCTAGCGAGTCCGACACGGAAGGTGTCGATAGGTGTATAGTCGAAAGACTTCTACTCCGTTCTGTAAGACCCTTGACTGGCTAGACGGACTAGCGGTACTGTTCTTTCTAGAGGAATCGAGGTGTAGGTGTCTAACGACGAAACGACGAGGCAAGCCAAAGCAGCAGCGTTCTATGGGAGCATCGACTGGAACATCCTGCCCTGCTACGGAATCGTGGGGGGAAGGTGTACCTGTGACAAAGCTCACGGCGAGCCTAAAGAGGTAGGTAAGCACCCCGCCCTGTCCGAGTGGAACATTCAATCCACTAGCGACCTTTCAACTATCACAAAGTGGTGGGAGACAGACCCCAACTACAACGTAGGAGTTCACTGCTCCAAGTCCGGGTTCTTCGTCATTGACATTGACCCCCGTTCGGGTGGTCCTCAGTCTTTCCAAAAGTTTGAAGAGATGGTCGAAGGAGCACTCCCTCCAACCATCGAAGCGATTACCGGAACCTACACCGGAGACAACGGTCAGCCCCAGCGGGGTCGTCACATCTTCTACCGATGCGACAACTCAGAAGGTCTGGTTGGCAACCTCACGAAGATGGGGCTCAAGGGTATTGACATCAAGCACAACGGTTATGTGCTGATTGCCCCGAGCAAGCACTTCTCCGGAGTGGACTACGAGTGGGTTGAGGGTCACGCTCCATGGGAGATGGAAATGGCAGAGGCTCCCGAAGAACTCCTCGCCGTTCTTCGCAAGCGAGCTCGCAAGACCAGTTTCACTCTTGATGAGGGCAACTGGGATTGGTTGGACTACGAGCCAACAGTAGATGTTGACAAGATTCTTGAAGAGGGCATTGATGAAGGCTCCCGTGCCGTAGACATCTACAAGGCCACCTGCTCTTTGGCGAACAAGTACGGGACCGACCCCATGGCTCGGCAGATGATTGAGACGATGATGATTCGTTTCAACACCGAGAAGGTGCGTCCACCGCTTCACATCGAGGGAACCAACGGTCTTCTCCATCACGTTCACCGTGCTATCGACTTTGTTGCAGATAACCCGAAGGTTGGCATCATCTCTCCGGAGACAGCCGAGTGGATGCAGAAGCAAGCAAAAAGCCTCTCTCCCGACGAGCAACCTAAGGCTATGACTGGAGTTGTCGCTCCAGTGCAAGGTGAAGGCGCAATGCGTTATGGCAAAGAAGCCATTCTCGCTTCTATTGAAGATGGAGATTCCATTTCGGATGCAGCAAGCATTTCCAACATGGATATCCCTAAAGACCCGGATTCTCTGAGCTCTCAGGATGGTGGGGACGAAAGACGACGCTCGCTGTCGGACACCGGTAACGGTCGTCGTCTTGTCGATGTTTTTGGTACGGGTATTCGATACACCACAGGTCTCGGTTGGTTCGTTTGGAAAGAGGGTTACTGGAAGCCAGACCGTGAAGACCTCGAAGTTCAAGAACTAGCCAAGAGGTTGGGGTCAATCATCTCGACTGACGTAGGTAGCTATCCCGAATCGCAGCAGACCGATGTGATTAAGTGGGCTCATCAATCTCGTTCCAACGCCAGACTTCATGGAGCGATTGAGAGCGCAAAGTCAGACCCTCGTGTTGAGGTATCTGTCGAAGGCTGGGATAAAGACCAAAACCTTTTGGGTGTTGCCAACGGGGTAATCAATCTCAAAACCGGAGAACTTCTCAAGGGTCGTCCGGACTTGTACATCACTCGTCGTGCTCCTGTTGCTTACACCGCAGGTCACAGGAACGCCAGATGGGAACAGTTCCTTAACTTTGCAACTAGTGGAGATAAAGAATTCCAAGGTTGGCTACAGAGAGCAGCCGGTTATTCGTTGACTGGTTCGAGCAAGTATGACTTGATGTTCTTGGTTTATGGACCTGCGGGTTCTGGTAAGAACACTTTTGTTGAGGCTCTTGTAAAAGCACTAGGCACACAGCAGTACGCATGGCCTCTTGACTCAAGCATTCTTGCTCAAGGAGACGGTCAGGCAAGCGGTTCCGACCTTTACCACTGGGCTCAATTGCGTGGTCGTCGTGTTGTTTGGGTGGACGAGCTACCAGACTCTGAGCGACTCAAAGAAAACTCGGTCAAGAAGCTGACGGGTTCCTCCGAAATCTCAGCACGTTCTCCGGGTGAACAACCGTTCACGTTCCAGTCGCAAGCGAAACTGTGGGTCTCGACTAACCACCGACCCATCATCACCGATGACGCTATGTGGCGACGCATCCGACCTATCCCATTCCTTCGAGTTCCAGAAGAGCCAGACCCCGACCTCAAGGACTACATCTTTGACCCGGAGGGTGCACTCCCTGCAGTTCTTGCTTGGGCGGTCGAAGGAGCAATGCAGATTCTCAACTCGACTTCTAAAGATGCGCTCGGTTGGTGCAAGGTCGTGGCAGAAGCAGCAGAGGTCTATCGAAAGAACGAAGACCGAATCGGAATTTTCTTATCAGAAGAGACAGAAGAAGTTGAGGGGGAGAAGACTCCGGTCAAATCTCTATACGGTCTCTATCGAAAGTGGTCAGAAGACCGTGGAGAGAAAGCAATGACTCAGATTGCTTTTCACAGAAAGCTAGTTGACCGAAACCTAAAGGTAGAAGGTCTTGGAGCAAAGGCAGAAGTCCACGGAAGAAAAATCGTGATGAGGTCTGTATCTGTCTCTACAGAAGTTGACTGGTACTCAGCCAGCAACCTAGCTAGATAATTAGCGAACGGTAAACACTCTTCCGCCACCACCCTGCATACCCCGATGTGAGGGGAGCCGTCTGGCTGCTGGAGATTTTGCCTTCAACTTTCCTCCAGAGAAACCTGACGGTGGTTTGATAAGCAAGGCAGTCATTGCATGGACCAAAGCGTCTACTCGGTCAGGTGAGTTCTTGGTTTCTCCCGGAATCCATGCTGTCATCTGAGACTCAAGGTCTGGAAGGTAGTTAACGTGGTGGACCCTGCTCTGCTCGTAGGCAAGAACAACAGGCTCTGCTCGCAAAGCTTTCCCGTGTTTTGAGTGAACTTCTAAAACTTTTACATTGGGGTCAATCGCATTGATTGCGTTACGAACTAGTGCTCCACCTTGATTGACTTCGGCTACAACTGGGCAACCCCAACGTCGAGCCATCTCAACAACTTTGTTGGCCCACACCTCCGGAGAACCGTGGATAGTTGCATCCTCAAGAACCCAAGCATGTCTCTTGTAGAGGTCTCGGTCGGCGGTGGAAGCGCAAACAACGATGCCGCACTCGTCTCGTGGGTTCTCCGCAACCGATGGGTCAACTCCGATACAACGTAGGGGTGTGCTTGGGGGGAGAATCATTTCTCTGGCTGCTTCAATCATTTCGATTGTCCAGAGAGCACCCTCAACATCGTCAAGCATTTCACCGTAGAGTTCCTGCTGAGCAAGACGAGTCCCCTCGTACACTCCGGTGATGGCTTGCAAGTATGTGTTTGACAGGTTGCCAGCGTTATCGAGAGTCGAACCTTTGGAAATAAAAACTCGACCATCCTTCTTTGCTTCGTCAATTAGCGAATAAAGAACCGGAACTCGTTTTGGGGTCGTGGTCGCAATAATTTGTGGATTTGACCCGAGTCGAGTAGCAACTCGAAGGTTGTCCCACGAAGTCATACCTGCAGCATCGGGACTTTGCCTCCATGCTGCCAACTCGTCTGCCCATGCGTAGTGGGCCTGAATACCACGAAGACCGTCCGGTTCGTCAGCGGTAAGAAGGGTAGCGACGTTACCGTTGGGCCATGTAAGCCTTCTTTTTGATGGCTCGTAGTGGGGCTTCTCAGATGGTGGGCAAATGTTCATAACACCTGACTCACCCTCGACTACAACGTCACGAACGTCTGCTGCGGTACGGGCGACGAGAGCGAAGCGAAGTTGACCTTGAGAAGTATCTTTAGCCTTCTCTCGAATCCACTCCGCTGCGCTCCTCGTCTTGCCCGCACCACGACCGGCTAGGTATAACCAGATACTCCAGTCGGTGTTATCGGGGGGTCTTTGTTCGGGTCTGGCCCATGCAGACCAGTCCCAAACGAGACTGTCCATGTCTAGACCAGCAAGGACCTGCTGCTTCTCGTCCTCGGGTAAGAGGGCTATTTGTTCCATCAAACTCTTACCCATAGGGGAAACCTGCCTTACCTAGTCTGACGCTGAAGACTCCTCTGCACTCCATAATAGAGCGGAGCAGCGGAACTGAGGCCCATGTGCTTTGCCAAGTTGGAAAGCGAGATGCCAGACATGTACTCCGACCGAAGTTGGTCGTGATAGAGGTCAGTTCCCTTTTCCTTGGCAGAGCGAACACGCTCAGCAGCGGCCTCAATGTTTTGTTCCTTGAGGCGAATCTTTGGCTTGTATTCGCTGACAACAACATTGCTCATTGCAACACGGCGGCGAACACCTGCGTAGGCGACATTGATGCGCTCAGCGAGCTTAGGAAGACTTCCGCCCTTCTCCTGAAACTCCTTGAGGAGGTCGGTGTACTGCTTACTTGCTCGGTGGGCAGGTGTGTCTTGGTTGCGCCGACCGTAAGCCTTCTTTGCCAGTGGCAAGATTGGCTCAATCTTGGCAGCGTATTCTTCTACGAGCTCTTGGCCCATTTATCTCTCCATTTGTGTCTTTGGTCCAACGCTTGTCCCTAGGAAGAAAAATCTATCACACCTCTGCAAAATATCCAACCCAAAGTCGGACATTTAGTACTAATCGTCAGAATGCTTAGAACGGAAGGGATATGTGCCCATCCAGACCAACAGAGACCACAAAATAGCCCAGCCAACGACCGTTCTGGCAGAGCCATCTAGCACGAACCATGCGATAAACATTCCTAGCAGAGTCCACACTTGGTCCAACATGTCTTTTATAAAGCCTCTAATGAATTTTTTCATTTCTTATTCCTTCTAGATTTTGGGGAGTCAGAGGCGGGTGCGCCACCGCTTCCACTCGGGGTCTTTGGGGTTGGTGGTGCTGGAGGTGCGCCTCCACCAGCGAGTCCGGTTGCCAGAGAAGCCACTTGAGCAACTTGAGCCACAATGACTGCGGCAACCACGACTTCTTGGGACTCCTCCCGCTCTTCTTCGGTCATGTCCATACCGATTGAGGAGAAAGCGGTCAAAACTTTTCCGGGGTCAGTAAAAGCTTCAGTAAGAATCTTTCCGGGGTCATCGAAAACTTCTAAAGACTCAGCAATTTCTGCCGATACAACAACTGGATTTCCAGACGAGTCTGTTCTGACCTCAATCGGCGTTTCATCCGGGAGGTCCGAGTAGTCGAGACCGAGTTCCTCAAGATTATCGGATGTGATAACTGTGCTGGACTTTGCAGCTGCCTCGACCAGCAACTCGACAACAACTTCTTTTTCTTCTTCAGTTAGCTCACCGTCAGCCATCAATTCTTCAGCGACACGCTCAAGAGTGGGCTCTGGCTCTTCTATTATTGTGTCAAAATTATCTTGTGAAGATTCTTTGGGTGGTTCTGGGTCTGGTGTTGACTCTGGCTGGGGTTTTTCTTGGTCTGGCTCTGATATCTCTGGTTCTGGGGTTTCAGAGGATGCTTCAGGTTGAGGCTCAGGAACAGGCTGAGCTACGGGCTCTTCAGCAGGAGGGTCAACAACTTCAGGCTCAGGTTCGGGAACAGGCTCAGGCTCGGGAGCAGGCTCGGGGTCGGGTTCGGGGGCGACGGGCTCGGGCTCAGGAGCAGGCTCGGGGGTTGGCTCAGGTTGAGGAGTCGGTTGAGGTTCTACCTCCGGGGTGGGAGCGGGAGCTGGGGAACTAGGTTTAGGCTCAGGTTCTGGCTCTGGAGTTTGATTTTCTACTTCTTCCTGAACGACAGAACTTGTCGTAGCAACTGAAGTTTGCGCTGCGCTAATGGCTTCTTGCATTGAAGACTCTGCGCTCTGTGCTGTCTCCAACGCTTCCAAAGCCAAAGATTGATTGGCTGACTCAACTTCTTCATAGCTGGTCAAGTCAGTTTGGGCGGACCCAAGATTGGCTGTTGCATCGTCAACCTCCTGTTGGTAGGAAGGGTTGATGATGTAATCAAAATACTTGTAGTAAAAGTTGTCGAGGGTATACCAGTCGTATTCTGGAGTGGCTGGGATTTTCAAGTACCCAATCGACAAACCCTCAGTTGCTGTGTAAGTAACGACATACCCGATGTCACCAGTGCCTTCTTTGGGCTCAGCGGTGCTGTAGTCGGGGAGGGTGTTTTCTACAACAGAAGTTGTTCCTTCTGCGTCGTACTCGATTACTAAGTAAGGCTCGTCGCCGTTTTTGGCGAAAACATCGAACCCAACTTCATAAACCCTGATGCTCTCTGGCATGTAGATGTAGACATCATCAGTTGCTTCTTCTAGGTTGAGCGTGAAGCCGTTGTCTACGAAAGGGTCGTCATCCGGAATGTCTACGATTGACACACCTGCGACCGGAGAAGATGAAACTGGTGTATCACCAACGGTGATAACAATTTCTGAATCTGAAAGGTCTTCGTCCTCGAAGTCCTCCGTCACTGTCGTCTCTACGGGGTAATCAGCCTCGGCGTTTGCTAGTGCAGACTCAGCTTCTTCTAGAACTGTTTGCTTGTCTGCTACAACCGCTTGTTGTGACTCAACATCTGATATTGATTGCTCCCAGTCTGAGAGTGCAGTTTCGGCGTTTTGGATTGCTTCGTTGACTACTGCAATCGAAGCCTCTGCGCTTTCCACATCCTGAGTTGCACTAGCAATCGCCTCGGCGGTTTCGTCAGTTGACGTAATTGTTTGCTCTAGGTTGACAACCTCCTGCAAAGACTCGTTTGTGGATTGAATATCAGATTCCGCTGCTGCTGCTGCGGTTGCAACATCACCGAGAGAGTCTTGCGTTGACTCAAGCGATGCCGCATCTTGGACCACCTCCTCAGACGCATCCGGACTGGAATCTTGGATACTGGGTTCTTGTTCGAGTTGAACCTCCTCTGCTGGGGAGTCAGCGGCATATGCAGTTGTAGGAGAAAGAACTCCGTACACGAAAATTATAATCGACCCTGCAGCAGTCGAAAATAGGTACGACAGAAGTCGGCGTTTATAGATATAGAGATGCCGACGTACCATAACTAGCCCCTGCGCACTCATGTGGGCAGAGTGCGGCTAGTTACATTTTATTATTTCTTTGTGTTGTCGATTTCTCTGCAGATAGCAGCGTAAACACTAGAAACAGTCGAGGCATACCACTGCTTCCCCCCTTGCGATGTCTGAACTTTATGAGCGTTCAGTTCGTCCGCAATTGACTTGTACGAGACACCTGCTTGCCGTCTGTCGTAAATCATTTGCTTAGTTTCTTCTGACACCTTTGACTTGGGACCAACATCAACGCCCCAAACCTTCCCCGAGTCCCGTCTGTCCTTGTGAACATCCTTTTGGCGCAGGGAAATCATGCCTCGTTCCATCTCTGCCATGGCAGACATGACAGTCACAACAAACCGACCTTGATAAGTAGCGGTGTCGAGCCCGAGGTCGAGCATTGATAAACGCCATCCGTTTTTATGTGAACGGTCAACGATGCTGAGGAAGTCACGGGTTGAACGGGCAAGTCGGTCAAGGCGGGTTACGTAAAGTGCTTGCGCCTTGCCTTCGTCTAGTTCAGAAAGTGCTTTTGTAAGTACCGGTCTACCGGTGATGTTCTTACCTGAGCGGCCCTCTTCACGAAGGATGACTGCTTCGTAACCAGCAGCCTCAGCAGCTGCAATCAACTGCTTTTCTTGTGCTCCCAAACTGATTCCATCTTCTGCCTGCATCTGAGTAGAGACTCGTGCGTAGCAGTAAGCGATTCCCTCACTCATTGTCGGTCCTGTTCTTTTCGTATCGAAGCTTTGCCTCTGCCTCGTCAATCAATAGGTTTGGGCACTCCTCTACTGAACTCTCGTAAGTGTTGCCGCAGTCAAAACACTTCCAAGTGGTGTCTTTTAATCCCTGCAAGTACCCCTGCGCATACTGAACGCTCACGGTGCAACTCTGCCGTTCTTTACAAAAGCAGCGTGAGTAACGGGCATGTGGTACTCAAAGATTTCCTCATACCTCTCTGCCACCATCTCAATCTCCCGTTGGGGGTAAGAAGGGAAGTGAGAACCTTCGGCAATCCGACGTAGTGAGAGGAAGTTCATCAAAGCTCTAGCGTTCATCGTGACGTAGGCAGACGAGTAGATGCTGACAGGGAGAACTACCCGAGCAACTTCACGGGCTACACCAGTAGAGAGAATGTTTTCGTAGTTCGTGTATGCAGTCTCGCAACTTTGACGAACCTTCTGGATGGTCATGGCGTACTGAAAGTCATCCCCGTCTTCAAAGATGTATGCACCCGTCTTGCCTGTCTGAACCAACTTCCGCTGACGGTCTGGCATGTAGAACACAGGGTCCAACTGCCTATAGCGACCTGACTCTTCGTTGTAGGAAGCGATGCGATGACGCATGTGCTCACGCCAGACGAAGATGGGTGCGTTGACGTAGAAGGTGAAGTAGGAGTGCTCGAAGGGTGTCCCGTGGCGTTCCCTCATCAGAAAGTTGATGAGACCTTTATCTTTTTGTGGAAGCTCGTTGTTCTCAAGTCCTGCGAAGTCAAGAGTGCGCTCCCCCTCGGTGCTTACCCGAGCGGAAAAGACGACATCCATGTCTTCGGCACTGCACTTGACTAGCTCGACATCGACATCGGACTTAAACCGAATCTTGGTCACTATTTAGAATCCCTCTGTACTCGTCTTCAAGTCTTGCGAGTCGTTCTGACTGCTCAGACTCGTAAGACTGCTCGATTGCTCTGGATAGAGCGTTTATCCCATCAACAACTTCGTGGCTCTCATTGCAACACCACGGGTCGTACCGAAAAGTCGCTGTTATCAGAACCGTGCCATCATCGCTAAAACCAGAAGACTCGAACTTCAAAAGAGAAATCCGTTCTGGATTCCCCGGTTGAGGCTCCCTGTTCGGGCTACCCACTGATTACTCGACTGCGGTGAGATTTGGCTTCTTCTTGTCCTCGATGTTCCCACGGACATTCTTGAATGCCACGGTGAACGCCTTGCCTAGCGCATAGAGAACAAGAATCAGAAAAGCGACCAACGTTGCCAGAAGGAAAATACCAATCCCCCACATAGCAATCTGGAACGCCCACTCAAACGGTGTTGTCCAATCCATGTCGTTACCTCCTTAGGTTTCCTTATTATATGAATCGGAGATGGCGAGTGCAACCTCCTTGAGGTTCTCAATGGGCTTGAGAGCCCACTGAGGAACAAAGTACGCATCTGGACGGAAGCCGATGCCCTCGTTGTGTAGCCATTCGGGGTCCCGAGCGTCGTAGCCATGGATAAACCCCCGAACGGTATAGCTGGGGCACTTACCTGTGACCAAAACGAAAATATCGAAAAGGTCGTCAACTGGACGCACGATGAGGTCGTGTTCGGGGTGGGGACGAGTTCGGACTTGAATGTTAGGTGGGAAGTCAGGTGCCTTGAAGGTGTTGACGCTCCCGTCCCAATAGATGTTGAGAGCCTTGGCTACGACCAGTTCTCCGATGGCACCTTCGATGCTTTCGCTCCATCCGAGGGTCACTAAACCGTGAGCATCCTCTAAACCTGCACGCTTGGACTCCAGACTCCGACGAAGGCCGACTTCGGCAGCCATTGAGTACTCGTACCAGTCAAGTGTGATGTCCATGCGTCTCCTCCCCTTTGTTTCTGGGGATTTCAGTATACAGACTTAGACTCAAAGTTGTACAACATCTAGGGGGTTTATAATGTTCAGATATTGTACGCTAGGAGCGATTTTCGTACAATTAGCGCTCTTTCAGGGCCTTGACGACCTGTTCCAACAAGTTGTTCTGCTTTTCAAGCTGTTCGGCAATCTTCTGCAGGTGACGAGCAATCTCGTTCTGCGACCGTCGTGTCTCAGAATCCATTTTTTCGGGCTCCCGTTCCGTTATTTGCCTTTGATGCGCTGGACCAGTTCGGTGGTGGAGTAGGGGTGGGTTCGGGTGTTGTAGTAAATGGCAATCCCGTGCTTCTCGCACCAGTCCTTACCCGTGAAGTCCCGACCGATGTACTCCTCACCGATGATTCGGATGTCGGGACGACGGGTCTTGAGGATGTTGAGGAGGTCCTCCTCCGTCTCGTAGACGATGATTTCGTCTACATGCTTGACCGCTGAGAGTTGAATCTGTCGCTCGACCAGAGATTGGAATGGTTTCCGCTTCTCCTTCGGGCGGTCAATGCTGGGGTCGGTCTGCAAAGCAGCGATGAGGTAGTCGCACATCGACTTTGCTTCCTCAAGCATGAGGACATGCCCTGCGTGGAGGAGGTCGAAGCACGAGGCGGTCAAACCGACCCGAGGACCTCCTCCAAGGCTCTCTAGGACATCAAAGATGTACTGGTCATCCTGTACAGGGGTTGCAGAATCCAACTTTTCGGGCTCCCGTTCCGTTATCCGTCTTCTCCCTCATCGAATTCTAGCCCGGGAAGGGTGTTTAGGTCGGGATTTTCTTTCATTCTGAGTTCGTCCATGGACTCTTGGACCATTTCTATCTTGCCAGTAGTCCGTTCCACCTTCTTCTGCAGGTACTCGATGTGGTTCCTGATGTTCTGACGCTCTTGTCGAAGCTCTTTCCGCTTGTTGACAAGTGCCAACATCTCTGGGGTTGGGGTGTATGTCGTTTCTTCCATTTCGGTCCTTCCGTCATTGGACTACCAAAGTATCATAGAAACACCAAAAACACCAAAACTGGACTTTTCGGGCTCCCATTCCGTAATCAGCAAAAGACGGCTACGATGAAAATATGAAGATTGAGTTTTTTGAGTTCTCTGAGCTCGTGGGGGAGGAGTTTTACCCTAAGCCCGCCAAAGATGTTTTACCTGAGTGGTGGCGTTCCATGCCTTCTTATCGAGAACACGGTGAGCGTATAGAGGCCCATGGAGACGCTGCATCTACTGCTAAGCGTTGTGTGCCGATTCTTGATTCCATGCTTACGGGCTATGTTCTGTTCTTGCCAACTGATATATCAGTAGAAGAGCATGACGGAGAAGTTTGGTTCGAGCCAGCATTCATTCCTTTCATTGACTATCACCCCGAAGAGCAAATCGGTACCCACCCGATGTTCCCCGAAGGATGGTCTCGTGTTCCAAAGTTCCAAAACACTTTTGGAATGAGAACTCCAGAAGGTTATTCGTGTCTATTCAAGACGCCATCGCACCATGACCTGCCCTTCACACTCTTTGATGGGGTGGTCGATACAGACACGTTTAACCTTCCAGTCGGTTTTCCGTTTGCCTTAAACGACCCCGAGTGGCGTGGGGTTATCCCCGCAGGTACTCCAATTGCTCAGGTCATCCCATTCAAGAGAGAAGTGTGGGAGCACACAACCGTGGGCGACTACGAGACCACCGGAACAATGGCTTTTGAGCAAATGGGCACTCTTCGTTCCCAGATGAAGAATGGTTACAGGAACCACTTCTGGAATAGAAAGAACTTTAGCTAGAAAAAAGCTTTTGGTGTTCGTTTCTAGTGTTCAAGTATGAGATTGCGTCTCTGATTGCCTTGGCTTTGATGGGGTGACCTTCTGATTCGTGAATCAGCGCCAGCATCTCCAAATCAATAATAATGTCCTGAAATGTCATTTTTCGGGCTCACTTTCCGTTCTTAGACAAAATCCTAGTCGTGTAATAGAGTTTGCGCAATGACTAGAAAGTTTGGTTGGTGTCTAGACGGACACGACGAAGGCTGTCGGGTCCACTACCGCAACTGGGACGACACCATCGTTGAGTGTGGGTGCGAGTGCCACGTTGGCAAGCCCAAACCTCCGTTACCGGACTGGAAAGTTGCAGCACCGGCAGACGTACAACCCAAGGTATTGAAACGGCGCAAGAAAAAGAACTAACATGGTTGCATGATTGAAGGTACGGACCTCAAGGCCGAGCAACACCGCAGGTATCTGCGAACTGCGCTTCGACAGACCGAAGAGAACATCAATGGTTTGAAGGGTCAGCTCAAGTTGCTTGAGGATTACAGACTTTGGTTGGCGAACGAATTGGAAATTACTGAGCAAGCAGCCAAAGACATCGAAACCTGATTTTTCGGGCTCCCATTCCGCTAAAAGCCTTATTCGAGGCGGACTATAATGGAGTGATGGATACCGAGGATATTCGGATTGTCCCCCAGAGGTTTGAGGACTTCATGTGGGGATTTTCCATAATGGGCCGAAAGCCGAAGTCTGCCTTTGAGTGGGCTCAATCCTCGGTAGCAATAACTAAATATGTAATGGACCATATGGAGCCCTTGTTCCAAAGGCCAGTTTTCTTTGCTTTGCTCGATGACCCCTTAAATACTCAAAAACAAGCGGAAGTTGAGATTCCGCTTATTCGCAAAGAACCTGAAAAAGTTACAAAAGACTCGTTCGGGCTCTTTTCACTGGGTGGGGGTGTATTGCACGTTGAGCAACACGCAACAGTTGCTGCCATTCTGATTCCCGGGGCTCCTCAGATTGGGATAGGCCACTCAGGGTCTGTTGTGCACGTTAGTCCTGACGGGGAAATCTACAAGATGATTTCAGACGAAAATTTGAGTCTTACCGTTGACCCAGATATCGCCGTGCTATCAACAGTGCTACTGGATGACACTTTTTCCTAATCCTTCCCCCAGCAGCCAAAACAGAAACGGTAATCTAAGTCAGTGATTCACGAATGGAAGATGGACGGGGTTACCCGTAATTTCGGAGACGCCCTCTATGAAGTCCTACTTCCAGAGGGGGTCTATAAAGACTTTGCCGAAGACACGGAGCACCTGTATTTCCCCATCGGTAGCGTGATTTCTACAAGGCACATCATCGCTGCTCTCGCTCAAGACCTGACTCCGGTGTTCATCAACTGTGGTTGGCGTGGCGAGATGATTCAGCCGGACCTCATCCAACAAAGCAAATTTATTGGTTGTCGGGGGCCTTACACGCAGAAAGAGCTCGCTCGACACGGAGTCGAAGTTGAGGTGACGCACGACCCGGCGTACCAACTTCCCGAGTTTGTTCCGAAGGGTGCCCCGAACGCCCTTGCCATCGTGGTCCGTCACATCTCAGACCCGTCGGACTACAACCAGCAATCAATCTTTGAACTCAAAGCAGACGCTGTTTTCTCACCTGTAGTCGAGACAAAAGAAGACATTATTGAGTTTGTCCAGAAGATTTCCGGCGCTCGCTTTGTATTGGCAGGCTCAATGCACGCTGCGATTGTGGCGCACGCCTATGGGGTGCCTTTTGCCCCTCTCAGGGCAGATGACGACTACATCGACTGTATGCCGAAGTGGTTTGATTGGATGGCTGCAGAGGGTCTAGGAAAGCCAAAATTCTGTAAGGATGTAGTCGAAGGCCGAGAATGGTATCGGTCCCTCTCGAAGGAGACGAACGATGAGTGATTTAGACGAACGACCGCTGTGGACCGGTCAAATTATGGGGAAGTACAACATTGTGGTGCTGCCCATTGGAGAGGCCGTGTTTACGGCAAATCTGATGATTTACAACCTAGATGACGAAGTTGTCTATCAAAAAGAGGTTCCAGCTAACCGAAACCTGCCCGAAGGAGCAAGTCAGAGGGAGTACGCCCAGTGGCAGAAGGTTGTCACCGACTGGGTGCTGAACAAGTCGTAATTATCGCCATCTGCCGAAGATGGCTCGCATGGCTTCCTTCGGGGACATCTTGTGTCTCCTGCCGTACCGCTCTTCTTGGTAGGCAAGCTCCTTGAGGATGCGTCTGCGCTCATCCCACTTGCCCCTCTGATACGCACGCTCCAACTTCTCTTGGTTGGACATCATCGTTGAGAACTCCCTGTCAAAATCCATTTTTCCGGGCTCCCACTCCGTTCTAAGACGAAGGCTCCGTGGGCATGGGGTTGTGGGGGAAGTTGGTCAGGTCGTCGGCAACTAGTTGGGTGAGGATGCCAAGGGGAACCTTGTCACCTGCTCGGTCGTGTGCTGCGATGTGGTCCAGCATCTCCTGCGTGGACTCTGGGTGGAACACGGTTTCGATAAGGTCACCAAACTTGCACATGTAGCAACCAAGCTTGCCCTGCGTGTTGCGCATGACGTATACGTCATATTCCGGCATCTTCGAGTAAATCACTAGGTCCTCCGTCTCTTTTGCCAGCAGCGAGTAAATCACTGCTCCTCATACTAGGCATTCTCTTGCGTATTAGCCTAGGTTATGCGTAATATTGATTCTATGACGGATGACGTAAAAAAGCTAGGAGTCAAGTTCGCTCTTGAGGACCCCCAGTGGGGTGTCGAGCTACAGCAGGGCCTTGAGGAATACATGATGACTCTTTACGAGTCAATAGACGCTGACCTAGATAGCCCCGAGGCAGACGTTGAGACAGAAAGTGGTCAGCCGTTCTGCGCCTGCAACGTGTGTGAGGGAAGGGAGATTCTTTCCTACGTTGTCCCTAGGGCCATCGTTGGATACCTAGAGGGCAAGGTCACTCTTGATGGATACCCCGACTAGTCGTCATCCATATTTCTTCTAACAACCAAAGACTGCAAGAAGTTGAGATGTTCCTCGGTGAGGTCTCCTTCGTAGTTCTTTAGATTGCTGTAGTTGTCCGGTGTGATAGTGACCGTCATGTCTTCATCTGTGAAGTTGAGACTGATGAGGCCAAGCTGCCATAGCTCGTTAGCGGTGTTGTTCACTTCTGACTGATGCATGGCATACAGCTCTGGAAAGACATCCTTGCACTTCTCGGTGAATCGAAAAACCGGGTCTCCCTGATGGTCATAGCCCATAATTTCGAGGGCTCCGGTATTAATCAGAATCTCGAATATCTCTTCTGAGCGCCCGTCGTCGTCAAAGTCATCCGGCTCGAAATCCACTTTTTCGGGCTCCCACTCAGTCATCATCCTCATCGTCGTCGCCGTCATCTGCGGTGAAGACAATGGTTTCGGCGTTGGCTTGGTCAATCAACATGGCGACTAAACGTAGAGCTTGATGTTCGAGGAAGCCAGCTCGCATGAAAGAAAGGAACAACTCGTGCATCTGCACGGCGTCCTCATCCATCGGACTTGCGCCTAAGGCATCTTCAAAAGCCTGTTCGTCAAACTCAAGTTTGTCTGACTTCGAGGACTCTTGTTCTTCCTCGCTAGCTTCTTCATTCATAGGAAAAGTCTAGATGGTGGCAGCAGGTTCTATAGAAGGTCGGTCCAACTCAAAGAACCGATTCCCGACTGCGTTCCCCCTAATGAGCGCAGTGCGAGGGTCAAAGTGTCGCTCACAGGAGTGCTCGAATTAGTGCGCCCAAGTTGCAAATCGAAGCGAGCGAGGTTGCCGTTTCCAACGTCGATAGATGCAGAAGCTTGGTTGGAAGAGTTGATGAATCCTTCAGCAACAACAGTTCCACCTGTCATGGCGGTAGCAGAGATGTTGTATTGGATATTGCCCGTGGAGGGAGCATGGGTTACCCAAGTGCCTTCCGTAAGGGTTGCGTTGCGAATAAGAGCCCACTGGTAGTTGCCCTGAGCGACAGGGAGAATCTCAGCGGAGGAGGGGAGGATGATGGAGTCCGTTCGACCCTCTGTCATCCGAATTGAAACTAGGGGGTAGAAATCAGAGCCGACGTTTACCGTTGCTGTTCGAGCAGCGGTCCACGACTCGGTGATGCGCTCGTAGCCACCATTGACAATGACCGAGGCACAAATCTGCCCGAGGGACGAAGCGCTCTCAGTCGCAACAAGGTTTTCAATCTCGTAGCGAATCGGAAGAGAAGCAGTTGTGATGTAGGTGGAAGTGATGTGGTTTGCGTGGTTGAACTGGTGCGCCATGATGAAGTTTCCGTCGATGGCAAACCCAAGACGTACAGAACCAGCACCTAGCCACTCGTACTCGGAGAAGAAGATTTGGGTCTTGGAAAGGTCAAGAACTACGTCACTTGGACCGTTGCCGTCGAGGGTGTCCATGTTCCATTCGGACTGGGGGACACGAATCTCCACGACTGAACCGCTGACATAACTTCTGGACACGAGGTAGACATCGGTTCCGCTTCGCTCAAGGAAGTAGCCGTTCTGCCGTGAGAAGTACCCCGCTCTGTGGCGGAGCCCCGCCTTAGCAGGACCAAACACGAAGGTCTGCATGACCTGCAGAGACTTACCGGGTTGGTAGAGAAAGACTCTCTTGGACTCCCGGGTCATCTTGTCGCCAGCGTTGGCACCGACGGTGAGGGTGTCCATGCTCGCATTGGGGAGGTAGACAGATGAAGCAGTTCCTGTGGTCTCGTCTGACCAGTCACCTGCCACCTTGTATCGGTGTTGAGAATCGAAGATGGTGTAGGGCTCAGCGATTTTGACCCGACCGAACATGTCAGTGCGAAACAGGTTCGCTTGGTCCCGAGATGGTTTCGAGACATTGTTCCTAGGGTTGTCGGTCATGCTATAAGTGTATCTCAGAAGCTCGATTTGACTTCTATAACAAACGGAGGTATGATACCGCCATGCCACGACGAAGAAAATCAAACAAACCACAGGAACCCCGGCCCAACGACAACTGGGTAGTCAGCGAAGACTACGAGGCCAACGGTCGAAAGATTCAGCGTGATACTGAATTGAGTATCACCGGAGAGTCAGGCAGGTTCCGATTTATGAGACATGTTCTGAATCCCGATAGTGCCACGGAATGGATTGATGTCATCGGTGGTCCCAAGGGGTACAAGCAAGTCAGGTCCTTCCGTCCAGACCGAATCAAGCGGGTTCACTGGAAGAACAAGACCGGTGAGAACCTTGCAGCAGAACGGAAGAATGCCGCTTCTAAATAGGATGTAGAATAGAACCATGAAATGTCTTTGTGGTTACTCTCAGATGCCGAACAACACCGCTGTTTTGGCTCGGCACATGCAGGATTGCATGACATCCGGACCGCTCAAGGGGCTCGTACCAGACCCCTGTGTCGTCTGGCGTGATGGGGAATTTCACGTTGTAAAACAGCCCGAAGAGGGCGAGCACCCCATTGAAATGCAAATCGTCAGGCCACAACCTCACGTTGTTGCTGTAGAAAAGAAGGTCTACGCCGAAGCTTTGAAGTTTATGACTGTTGAAGAGGCAGCAGAGACACCAGAAGAATTCGAGCAGATTCTTGAAGAGGTTGCTGAGGGTGGAGAACTTCCCCTGCAGGAAGCTATTGAAACGCTAGAGGAAGCTCAGGCTGAGGCTGAAAAAGAAGAGCCAAAGCCTGCTCCAAAGAAGAGGGCACCTAAGAAGAAGACTTCTTAACTTTTGTGGAGTAGCTCGGACTCGTCAATGATGTCTTCGGCTACTTCGAACAACTTCTCTTCGTGAGAGTTGTAATGGTGGTAGCAGAGATATAGCTCTCCGCCGCCTTTGAGAATAACTTTGTAATAAGACTGAGAACCGCACTGGTCGCAGCGTTCGGGAATTGTTACGTACTCAAGTTCTTCGTTGACTTCTTCTGGTTCTGCCTCTGTTTGGGCAGACGGATGCATCGCCTCTGCTGACATAAAAGAAGTCTAGTATTCGACCGTCTTGAGTGACTTGAGCACCGTGTCCATCGGGATGCGAGCCACATGGCAAGAGACATCGTTCTTCCCGAAGGAGATGAGGAAGTCCTTCTTCTGAGCGACCAGTCCGCAGGCAAACTCGATGCCGGGGGAGTGAAACTTGAAGCCCTCAGACATGGACATGATGTAGCCCTCGTTGTTGAATCTAACGAAGTAATGAACGTAATCACGAGTAGTTGTCGAGATAGTGCCAAAACTTTCGGCTACATATCTATTGTCTGTCTTGGTGAAGGTTCGATGCATGACACCAAGGTAAGTCTCGTCTCCTAGGGAATGAAGATTGGTGTTGCCTCGGAGCATGGCTGTCTCGGGGGCGTCGGTCATCCATCCATAAAGTGTTCCGTCTTTGACCACCTGATTGGGCCCATAGATGAAGTCAAAGTTGTCATTGGTCTCGTAAGGGAGCATCCAGTTCTTTTCGGGGACGAGAGCGTCAAGACCGGGAAATAGTTCGAAGTCAACAACCTTTGTGCACTTTGAGTCAAGCTTTGCGATAGCCATGCGAGCCCTTTCGACTTGGTTCTTTTCTAGAACAACACAAGTGAAATGCCAAGCTCCGTCTCGGTAGAAGAGACGAGCATCCTCTACACCACGTTTGAAGTCGTACTCTTCTACTTCAGAGAAGTCAATCTCACGAAGCTTCTTGGGCTTAAAGTCGTTATCTAGTTCTGAGAAGTAGAGCTTGCTCTGGAAGTCGGTGGCACCGTTTACGATGCGATACAAACCTCGGGAGTCGTAGATGAAGTTGCTAGAACGGAACGTGGCGACGTAGCCCTTCTTGGGCCAATAGCCGATGGACATGTTGAAGCATGACCAATGCTTGTCTGTCTCATAGACAACTTCGTCTTTGATAAATCTGCGAACGTCAACAACAGACCCGCCGAGTTGGCGAATTGTTGGGTACTCTTCCGGGTTCATGTTGTCCTCTGTCTTATTCGTACTTTAGTGTTTCTGTCCCAACTATTGTACTACTCAGAGCCCCCTGCCGGGTTCGAACCGACGACATCTTCATTACAAGTGAAGTGCTCTACCAACTGAGCTAAAGGGGCGTACTAGAAAGATACCAAAAGAAAAGACCCCCGCCGACGGTCGGGGGCCTTTCTCTTTTTAGTTTAGTGCTCGGTTATCTTGTAACTCTCGATAACTCGATTAGCGACCAGCCAGTTCCAGAACGATTCGACTGTTTCTTTCCGAGGCCCTTCTATGTTGTAGGTCCTCGTCTTGTCTTTGTTCTGAACTTCAACCACTTCGTATGTCATTTTGTCCCTTCCTATGTGGTGGATGTTATCTATTATTTCTTACCACAGGTGCACTTGTCTCCGCAAGACATAATTAACTTACTTTCGCATTGACCTCATACGAGGTGTTGGTGGACTCGAAGAAGTTGACCAACTGCAAGGTGTCGTTTGCCGTTGCCATCCACTTCGCAGGGTTGGTCACGTTGTAGTGAGCCGGGAAGCCCAACTCCTCAAACCGACGGTCAGCAAGATACTTCGTGTACTGACTGACGTAGTTGTGGTTGAGACCGAGGATTCCGTTCGGGAACATCTCCTCGTTGTAAGCACATTCCATCTCAACAGCGTCCAGAATCATCTGCTTGACCTCAGCAACGAACTCGTCCGTCACAATCTCGGGGTTCTCTTCCAGAACGGTGAGGATGAGGTTGATGCCGAACTTCAGGTGCAGGGACTCGTCACGAACAACCCAGTCGATGAGAGATGCGTAGTTCCTGAGCAGGTTGCGCTGGCGGAAAGACAGAGCAACCATGAAGCCCGAGTAGAACCAGATGCCTTCCATGATGATGTTGTACGCCACGAGGTTCCGCACAAAGTCCTGCTTGCCCTCAACCGTGTCGATGTCCAGAGTGTCCTCGGTCATGCGCTTGATGAACTTGGTCTCGAACTCTTCCTTGCGAGCAATCGTTTCTGACTCGATGTGCTGAGCGTAGATTCGCTCTCGGTCAACGGGGAAAGTCTCAAGGACGTACTCGAAGCTCATGCAGTGGTTGGCTTCTTCCCACATCTGCTTGGCGAGGTAGAGATGCGCCTCGGGTGCGTTGACGTAAGGGTAGACACCAAACGCAAGAGCCTTGTTGACGATGAGCTCGCTGGGGTTGAAGAACGACATCAAGAACTCAAGAGCGTGACGTTCTTCGTCCGTCATCTTCTTAAAGTCAGCGATGTCCTCACCTAACTGAATCTCGTTAGGGAACCAAGTGTTAGCAACCGCTTGGTCGTAGAGGTCCATTGCCCACTGATAACGAACTGGTTTGAGGAGCAGACCTTCTTGAATTCCCGTTCCTAGGATGCCCATTACTGGCAGCTCTCGCACTGAAGTGCTTCCATGGGGTCAGTGGGACAGGCATAGCCGTCAATGATTTCGGGGTCCATAATTTCTCCTAGAAATGAAAAAAGGGGGCGGTTTGGGGGAAGAAAAAACGCTCAAAGAAAGAGCGTTAGAAATCCAACGTACCGTGTATCGCTACACGCTACAGACCGCATAAACACAGGGGAGTAGGCGCATCCGCTTACTTGAGCCGATGTAAAAAAGTCCAAAGTGCTTCAAAAGTATTTGCACTCTTTAGTGGACTTGTATTATACTTTTTAGGTAAGCTTGAATGACGTAACGAAAGGTCCATTATGGATAGACGAGCGGAAATTGCTCGCACTAACGCAATACTGATTAGTAGTGGGTATCTGTTTCTCCCGATGCTCTTTGTGCCACTAGAAAC